CGAGCCCCGCCGCGCGGGCGGGCGTCACGATATCGATGTCGTCCGGCAGCGGGGCACCTATGGCTGGAGCGGCTACGGCTATCGGGCGGTGGGCACCGCCGCCGACGAGGGCCGCGTCTATTTGAACTACTCCGGGGACAAGCACCTCGACGTGCATCGCAAAAAGCTGATCGCCCAATCCCGTGACTTCCAAAGGAACAACGGCATCTATACGGGCATGATCGAGCGGGCGGTCGCCTACATTGTCTCGAACGGCTTCGGATTGAGGGTCAAGACGTCGAGCCGGCAGGCGGACCGCCGCATCGAATCGCTGTGGCGGCAGTGGTGGCTGCGCCCGGAGGTCCGGGGCCTGCTGACCGGGCCGCAGGTGGCGCGGATGGCCTGCCGCGAGCTGCTGGCCGTCGGCGATTTCGGCGCCGTCAAGACCGACAAAGCGACGATCCGACTGATCGAGGCCGAGCAGATCGACCACCCCAAACTGACCGACGGGATCGATAAGAACGTCTACGGCACCCCGACGTTCTATCACGTCTGCCCCTACAGCAGCGGCGGGCGGGTCGATACCAATAGGCACAAGGGCGTCGCGGCCGGCGACTTTCTGTTCGTCGTCGATCCGAAACGGCCGAGCCAGACGCGGGGGATCCCCGTGCTGGTGGCCAGCTTCCCGATGCTGCACCGCATCAACGACGTCTGCGACTCCGAGGCGGTCAGTTGGCAGTTGCTGGCGCGGTACGCCGTCGCCGTGCTGCGCGAGGAGGGGCCGACCCTGGCCTTCGATGAATCCGCCGCCGACACCGAGCGGGCCGGCGCCGATACGGACGGCGACGATACGACGACGCGCGTCACTGAGCTCGACTACGCGCTGATCTTTCACGGCCAGCCGGGCGAGAGCGTTAAGGGGATCGAGCGCAACATTCCGGGTAAGGACTTCCCCGAGAGTATTCGGATGTTCCTGCGACTGGTGGGCCTGCCGCTGGGTCTGCCGCTGGAGATCATCCTGCTGGACTGGACCAAGAGCAACTATTCGCAGAGCCGCGCGGTGCTGGAGCAGGCATACGAAACCTTCCAGGCCTATCAGGACATTCTGGAGCATCAATTCTTCGCCCCGCTGCTGAGCTGGAAGCTGGCGGCCTGGGCCGGGGACGCCAAGGTCGCCAAGCGGGCGGGCGAGGAGCTGCGCACCGGCCTGAGCCGCAACGATACGCCGGTGATCGAGTGGATCCGCCCGACGTTCCCCTGGCTGGATCAACTGAAAGAGGCGCAGGCCCAGGCGGCAAAACTTGATAGGACGCTTACCACGCACGCCCACGTCTGTAAATCGCTGAAGCTCGACCGGGAGGACGTCCTCAGTACGCGCGAGCGGGAGGTCGCCGAGGCGATCGAGATCGCCGACCGGCTGAGCCAACAATTCGACCGTCCGATCCCGTGGGAGCCGTTCGCCGGCCTGGCGGTCGCGACCGCCCCGGCGAAGCCCGGCCCCGACCCAGAGCCCGCCGACGACCCGGAGACAGACGACGACCGGGAGACAGACGACGACCGGGAGACAGACGACGGCGACAGCGACACCGACGAAACGAAAGGGGACGATGAGGATGAATAAACTCGAAGCGACCCTGCACGAACTGACGGCCGACGCCTGGGCGATGGAGCCGGCGCGGCTCCATACACTGTTTGCGCAACTGGCCCAGCTCACCGCCCGGCCGCTGACGGTCCTGCCGGCCGTCCAGATCGCGGCCCCGGCCCCGCAACTGCAGATCCGCACCGACGGAACGGCGGTCGTGCCCATCAAGGGCATTTTGACCAAGCAGGCGCTGCCGTCCTGGATGGCGTTTTTTGGGATCGAGGGCACGACCTACGGCCAGATCCGCCAGATGGTCGGCGCCGCCGGCGCCGATCCGACCGCCAAACGAATCGAGTTGCAGATCGAGAGCCCCGGCGGGCAGACCTCCGGGTGTCAGGAAACGGCCGAGGCGATCGCCGCCGCCGCGACCGAGAAACCCGTGACCGCCGTCGTCGAGGACCTGGCCGCCTCGGCCGCCTACTGGCTGGCCAGCCAGGCCACGGAGATCAGCGCCAATCCCAACGCCTTCATCGGCTCGATCGGGGTCTACACGGTTGTCGCCGACTATAGCGAGATGGCCAAACGGGAGGGCATCACCGTCCACGTCATCCGCAGCGGCGAGCACAAGGGCCTGGGCGTCCCGGGTGCTCCGATCAGCGTGGCCCAGATCGCCGCGCTGCAGGAGAACGTCGACCGGATCGCCGACCATTTCATCGCCGCCGTGGCTACCGGCCGCGCCCTGGCGCCGGACGAGGCCCGGGCCCTGGCCACCGGCCGGATGTGGGAAGCGACGGCGGCCCGCGAACTGAAACTCATCGACGCGGTGACGTCACCGGGAGTCGCCACGTCAGTCGCTATCAGCACAAACGCACCGAGACCGAAAGGAGATCTCCCTATGGGACAAGAACAAGACACCACCGCCACAGCGGCCGTCGACGCGGCGCCGATCCAGGCCGCCGAACGCCAGCGGCTCAGCGCGTTCCGCACCGCGTTTCCGAAGGATCCGGAGTTTGCCATGGCCCAGTTCGAGGCCGGCGCTACCGTGACCGAGGCGAAGGCCGCCTACAGTGACATCCTCAGCGCCCGCCTGGAGGCCCGCGCCACGCAGGATGTCGCGGTCGTCCCCGGCGCCTCGGCGACAATCGGGACCGCCGCCGCCGAGGGCAATGAATCGCCCGACGCCGACGATGGCCGCGAGTTTCTCAACGTCGCGCGGCAGTACGCCGCCGCCCACCGCTGCACGATGGCGATGGCCATGCAGGCGGTGCGGGTCAGCGACAAGGCCCTGCACGAGCGCTACCTGCGAGGCTGTCTGGCCCAGGCCCGGCCCCGCGAGGGGAGCGTCGCCCGGATCGACGGCTAGAGGCCGCCGGCGGGCATCAACAGCAACGAGACCCCAGCATAAAGGAGTAATGATATGGCGGGACAAAGAAACAGCCCGGGCAGTTTTGAGGCGGGCGAGGTGCTCGAACAGTATCGGCGCGTGGTGCACACCTCCGGAGGCACCGTGAAATACGCCGACGCCGCCGACTACGGCATCGGCGTCACCCAGCAGAAAGTGGCCAGCGGCTCCCACGTGGCGGTCCGCTTCTGGACCCACGGCGGTTCGCTGAAGATCGAAGCCGCCGGCGCGATCCCCATTAACGAACAGTGCTACGCCGCCACCAACGGCCGAATCGCCGCCACGGGCACCCTGATGGTCGGGACCGCCCTGGGCGCCGCCAGCGGCGCCGCCAGCATTATCGAAGTGATCCCGCACGTCGGCGTCGCCACGCAATCGTCCTCGTCCTCGAGTTCGTCCTCGTCGAGTTCGTCCTCTACGAGTTCGTCCTCGTCGAGTTCGTCCTCTACGAGTTCGTCCTCGACGAGTTCGTCGTCTTCGAGTTCGTCCTCGACGAGTTCGTCGTCTTCGAGTTCGTCCTCGACGAGTTCGTCGTCTTCGAGTTCGTCGAGTTCCTCGTCGTCGAGTTCATCTTCGTCGAGTTCGTCGTCATCGAGCAGCTCTTTGGGCGGGGGATAACCGCCGCCGGCGTGAGACCGTCACCGTAACCGATTGGGCCCGGGCAGGGGCAACAGATAGGAGGATCAGAAATGATCACGTATTCGACCTATGCCACGCCCCGGGCCGACCTGGGCGAAGCGTTTCACGAGTTCGACGCCGAGGGTATGACCTTCATCGCCGACGAGATCCTGCCCGGCTACAACGTGCAGAAGGAGGCCGCGACCATTACGGTCATTACCCGCGAGAACATGCGCAGCGACGACGCCCGGCGGGCCGAGGGCGGCTCGTTCAACCGCATCTCCATCGTCGGCGAGGACCTGGCCTACCTCTGCAAGAACTACGGCCTGGAGATCCCCCTCACCGACGAGGAGCGCCGGCGTTACGTCGACGACTTCCAGATCGAGCTGGAGAAAATCGCCGTCCTGCGGCTGCGCATGCTGCTGGCCC